ATGTGTGCCAGAATCGGAGATGTCACCGTAGTGCCGCCGACCAGACCTGACCCAGCAAATGCGTAGTATTGGGAGCCAAATATCTGGAACCAGCTCGCATCCGCTGCGCCGGGGTAGCTATCGAACACTTGTTTCCCGTTGGCAATGTTGTCGGTACGCATGGCAAGAAAAACGTGGTTTGGTTGGGACAACCGAACTTCGGACGACGTTGTCATGAAATGGTTAGTACCATCAAAGTCCAGCACGTTCAGGCCATTGATCGTGCGCGTACCGGTAGCAGGTTGGTCGGCGCTTGTCGCCTGTACCAGATCGTAACCATTGCCGGACTTGTCGCTCCACGTCGACACGGCCCCGCCTGATTCGGTGATCGTAGACTCATCCGACGCATCCAGCCACAACGCCGGGGACAACTCCAACACGTCAAGCGCCGGCGGATCGCCCTTACCATGAACCACCGTCACCAACGCAACCGTGCCAGAACCAGAAGCAACCGCCCACATCTCATCCAAATACGACAACCGAAACTTACGAGACTCACCCGCAGGAATAGGCAAACCATTAGAAGTCGAAACATCCGACCCCCAACCAACATACAACACCTGCGACCCGTGAGAATTATAAACCGACACCACACGAGGCAACTCAATTGTCCAACCAACAGACGCAATATCCGAACCCGAATGGTTCATACCAGCACCCAACACCAGCACCCTAGCGGACGTGCTAACCGTCTTAGCATACGAATCGTTCTGCGACGCAGAAATAACCTCAGACATGACCCAATCCTATCACGTATAGAACTCCGTGCGCCCCACACCAAACGCACGACCAGCCTCAAAATAAAACTTCGCTAACGCATCAGCCGTAGCATCAACAGCCTCCGACTCACGGCTCCGCTCCAACCGGTCATTCTCCCGATCAACCGCATCCGAAATCGCCTCAGCCGAATTACCAGACCGGTGCGTATCCATCCGCACCAACTGGCGAATCAACAAATTGATCGCATCCTCATTGATATCCTGCCCCACCGGACCCCTCGAAACCAACACATGACGATCCGGAAACCCCGGCGCCGGCTCATTCCGCCACAGCTCCCACCGCTGCGAAATCCGCTCAAACACCAACACCAGAAACGGATCACCCGACCAGCCCAACTCGGGCTTGCCCTCACGCAACGGACGAATCAAACGATCCGCCACCTGCTGCCTCGGGTCAAACACAATCGGCTCACTCACAACTTCCTCGCATTCAACCGGTCGTCCGTCGGAGGCAACCCGTGCCCCACCAGCCAACCGTTTATATCGTCAATATCAACAAACACAAACCGATCCTCAAACTGCTGCCACTGTGCAAGAAACCTGCCCAACGGCCACAAATGCGGATCATCCCACGGGGCCGCAGCCCAATCATGAGAATAATCAATCGTCGCCAACCCAGAAAAGAACCGGTCAGGGTCCCGGCGAGTAACCACCAACACCTCCTCCGGGTCCGGATCAACAACCCGATCCTTCAACTTGGATGCCTGACCAAACCACTCCGGCCACGCACGACCCCACCCCAGCCTGCGTTGAAAATGAAAGTTCAACGTGGTCGAAGCGTTCTTGTGCACAGACAAATACGCCAAACGTCCATCAGGAGAAACGCACAAATGTGCAGCATGCGGGGGCATGTCAACATCCTACCATAACCGAAGAAGCCCGCCCCGAAGGGCGGGCTCCATCTGGATGTCGGGTCCGACTATGTCACTCGCCGAAGGCGATGAACTGAACGTCCACCACGCCGGACTGATCCGAAGCGTTACCCGCCTCAGCCATGATACCGGACGTGCCGTCCTCGACGTTGATGACCAGCTTACCGGTCGACGGGTCGTACGAAACAACCTTCGTCGGAACCAGCGAAGACTGAGCGTTGATAAGGACAGCGTCAACCGCAGACTGGAACTCCAGCTCCGCAGCAGTGATCGCCTCGCCACCAGTCGGGTACGAGTTGTCAAACGCAACCGTACCAATGAAGTAGCGCTTGTCGCCCATCACGCCGCTAGCCGTCTTTGCAATAGTGAGAGCCATCAGGCCCTCCTTTCATGGTAGGGATTCAGGGGCGGGGCCGAAGCCCCGCCCTCAGAATCAGACGGTAAGGCCGGTGATCTTGCCGTGAGCGTTACGCTTGTCGGTACCAAGCTCGTGGTACTTGTACAGCGTAGCCTCGTAGGCGTCGGTGTTGGCAACACGGCTCAGCACCGAACCGTCACGGTCCATGAACGACCAGTCGCTCATCACCCAGTGGGTGAGGTGATCGGTGTTCACAAGGAACGCAACATCGTCGAGGCAGTCACGCTCGGCCCACAGAGGAACCTCGCCGCTACCAGCCTGAACGGTCAGAGCGGAGAAACCGCCCTTCAGTTCAACGGTGTTCTGGTAACGCTTCTGGCTCTTCAGGGTAGCAGCGTACGCACGCTTCGCCTTGTGGCTCGTGATGATCAGGTCCGGCTCAACACCACCAACGAGTTCAACCTCGTTCATGGCTTCCTCGAACACCGAGTCGGTCGGGGCTGCGGAAGCAGCAACCTGATACGACTGCCACGTGCTGTTCGACGAACCGTCGATGCCGTGGAGCCAAGCCGGGGCCTGACCGTCCGAGGTACCAGCGGTGCTGGTGCCGTCCGAAATGATGTCCTCAAGGCCGTGGATTTCCTGCGTGGCATCCTCAGTTGCCTTCGAGGTAATCGCAGCGCCGCCCATCGTGACACCAGCGTTGACAACCCAGTCGCCGGCGTCAACGCCAGACAGACCAGTGAAGGTAGCGGTCTTGGCCGAAATGTCGACGCTGACGAGAACCTCGCCGGTGTCGTCCGAAGCGTAGTCGCCGTCGTAGAAGTCGTAGCTGTTGCCGACCTCAAGACGACGAACCTCGGCCTCGGTGGCAAAGGTGACCGTGTTCGTAGCAACCGAAACAACAGTGCCGATAACGCCGCTGTTCGGGGTGTAGCACTGACGGTTCACGTCACGCTTCAGGTCCTGCACAAGGCCCTTCGACTCGGAGTCGATGGCACGAGTGAAAGAGCCACGGTTCGACTTCATCGCTTCGATGATCGGACCGGTGACCTGCATGCGGCCGTAGTTGAACTTCACCGGGACACGGGCAGTGGTGTATGCCTGACTACCGGCGGTCGGCAGAGTGCCGGACTCGGCGCGGGCACCAACACCGCTGTTGCGGCCGGTGTGCAGCGAGATGACAGCTTCGCTGCCCTCAACGTCAGTGGTGTTCGTTTCAATCTGAGCAAGCAACATCGTTGCGTTGTTGAGTTGCTCACGGATCGCCGGCTGGTAGTCGTCCTTGAGGGCGGCATCAGCGGCAGTAAAGTCAAGAGCCATTATGGCGTCTCCTTAGCTTTCTCCCCGGTGGGGATAGATGAATGGTTTAGGTATTGCTTAGTGCTTCGGGGTCAACCCTCGGCGGAGGTGAGCTAGGTCCAGCCGTCGCTCTGATGCCGCGATCACTTCGTTGGTCCAGCCAGAAAGTTCACGCTGATAGAAGTGTACCACAAATGGGAAAGGCCCCCGCCGAAGCGGGGGCCCTTCGCTCACGTGAGGCTCAAATCCTACTGGTACCCTGCCGCACGCAAACGCTGCTCAGCACGGGCACGGGCCTCCTCCAACGTCTTCGGAGGTCCCTGATCCAGAACATTCGTTCCATCAGCAGCAGGCAGCTTCGGTGCATGCTTACCGGTACGCAAAGCCTCCATGTGCTCCGCAACCGCCGCATCAATAGCTTCCTGCAACTCGCCCTGAATAATCTCATGCGCCGCCTGCAACGACACGTTACGGTTCTGCGCAACCGCAAACAGATGAGCCTTAGCAGCCGGATCAGAATATCCGGGAGCCAAAGACTCTGCTTCCGCAAACGCAGCCTCAACCTCAGACTTCTGTTGCTGCTGCTGCTCAGCAGCCGCCAGACGCTCCTCGACAAGACGACTCACGTCCTCTGCCGTAAGCGCCGCCGGGGCTGCATCAGCAGTCGGTTCGGGGGTCTCTTCTTGCACGGGAAATGCCTCCTGACCTAGCTGATTTGCTAGGCGATTAGTGACGCCACGGAACTGCTCCAAAGCGTCGGATTGTTTATTAGGATCATTCAACATGGACGCCAGCCGCAGAAACTCTGAACGCTCAGCATCCGAATAGCCCTCAAAGTTCGACTCGAACTCACGGGTACGTGTACGCCACTTCGCTGCCTCGGACCGCAGCTTCTCAACATACGAACGGTCAAACGTGTCCGTATCCTCCGGGAGATCCTCGATCTCCTCCGGTTCCGCCGGGGCCTCCGGCGGTGGAGCCGCAGCAGCAGCTTCCGCAGCGGCACGGGCCGCAGCTTCGGGTGGTGGTGTATCTGACATTAGGAACCTCCGGGGTTCTCTAGGGGACTAGCAACATGCTAGCAGATCAGGCTCCGCCCATCTGCTGCATAAGACTCATAATATCCGAAGCCGCAGCCTCAGGGGTCGGGCCCGGCATTCCCATACTATCCAAAGCGCCCTGCGCCGCCGCAGGCAAACCTACCTGCCCCGGAGCGGGCTGCTGAGACGGCATACCCGTCGGCTCCAACGGAGGCAACACAGGCCCCTCCTCCGGAGTGGCGGCCTCACCCAACGCCGGGTCAAGGTTCGTGCGCATCCGGGCATCGCCGATCTCACGGGCAGACATCGTAGCGTGCGCCTGAATGTGCTCCGCAATCATCTCCTTGTCCTCATCGGACAACATCTCATAATCCACGGTCTTACGGAACTTGTTGTGTTCCTCAATGTGGACCTTGTGATTATCCCAAGCGTACGGAATCGACTGGCGACCCAACCCGAAATGGGCGTTCTCCCGTCGGGCACGATCAACGTCCGGAGAAGTAACCGACAACAAATCCCGTCCGTTCGGCAACTCCGCCAACGCAATAAACGTCGCCGGCGTGATCTGCTCCGGCCCGTACGTCATCAACATGTCCTTAGCGAACTCCATCGCAGCCGCACGAGACCGAGGCATAATAGCCTCCTCAGGGACAATCGCAGTCGTCTGCCCCCGCAGGTCCTTACCGTTCCACTGAACATCGATCGGAGCGTTACCGGGGATACGCACCGTCGACCGGCGCGACGTTTTCATCGCCTTCGTTTTGTCTTCGTAAATCGCCAACACCATCGACGCCAACCGGCCAAACGCCCTACCGGTTTCTTTCGTCAACCGGCCGATCGGAGTCGAATCTTTCTCAGCAAGAATCGTCAACCCAAACCCCGACTCGATGTTCGCCGGAGCCGACCCACGAGAAATGTCATGCACCCCCATGATGTCGTCGATCTGTTCAGCGATCCGGTCCGGTTGCTGAATCCACCAGCCCGGCATCTGAGGCGGAGACAAGTAATCTGGTTTCACCGGCAACGAATCGTTGTACGGCACCATCTCGCCGGGCAGATCCGTCAAGTTATCCATCATCTCAATAGACGAATACGGCACCAGCAGACGGGCGTTGCCCGCCAGCTTCATGTGCTCAGCAATAGACGACCAGCTAACGTTGAACAACGTCTGCAACGGGCGGGCCTGCGTCAACACCGTCTCGCCCGTCCAACGCCCCTCACGCAGCGTCTCCCGCATCACAACCAGATTCAGCCGGTCAGTGAACGGGAACGGCCACTCCGCCTCAAACACGACCTTATCGTCAACGACCGTGCAAACCTTGCCTTCCGGGCACGACGGGTTCGGGCGTTCATAATACGTCAACACCAACGTCATGTCCGAAATGTTCTGATCGCCGCCCCGATCATAAGACATCAACTTGCGTTGGAACGGGGCAAGCCCGGCCGTCGCATCCGACGGCGGCTCATCCTCCAAATCAAACATGTCCTTCACTTGCTGAGGCGGCAACCCGACAGCCTTTATCCAATACCGGGCCTTCTCCGGGTAACGGCACCCCGGCTCCACAACAAACTGGCTAATGTTCAGATGTTCCTCGTAGGTGTCGCCCTTACCCAACGCCGAACCCTTAGCGTCGTCAGACAAAATCTCGTCAGCGTCCGGGTCCCAATCAACACAGATAGCGGCCGTGCCGCCAGCCCACACCGCCGCCAAAGCGTTCTCCCGCAGCTCCTCCCAGTTATGGTCGTGAGCAACAGCACGGCAAATCGTTTCCGCAAGACGAGCGCCACGCACATGACTATCGTCCGCAGCCGACGGCGGAACCTCAAACACCAGTTCCCGTTGCATCAACGTAGAAATAATCGTTCGAGTGTTCGGCGCCAGCCGGTTCACCGTCGCCTGCACACGCTCCGGGTCCTCCGGCAACTGATCCAGCCGGCCCGACGCCTCCGAGAAAAACAGCCACTGATACCCGGACAGGAACGCAGTGTTCAACCAGTAGTCACGCAACTCGGTGCGCATACCCTGCGTAGCTTTCCAATACAAATCCTGAACGACCGCCGCATCAGCAGCAGTAGCGTTCACTCCCTGATTAGACTCGAACGTGTTAGAAGAAGAATCAGCGCCAGCCATTGAACCAGTCTATCATCATACGCCGACAGGTTTTGCCGGACGTTTCGGGTCGGGGAACACGCCGCCCGATTCCATCATTTCTGCCTGCAACTTCAACGACTCCCGGGCCCGTTCCTCAACGTCAGACTTGATCAGAGCACGGCGAGCGTCGCCCTCCCCGGACGCCTGCAACGCCGCAGCATGCGAATCTTTCAACTCACGCAGAAACCGCAACGACAACAAATAACTCAACCCGGCCTGCAACACGCACACCGTCGCCAGCGCAGTAACCGCCGCAGCCATCATCGAGCCATCTCCCGAACAGCAGCCAACTGAGATTCCAGCTCAGCGACCCGGCCCCGCAACTCCAACACCTCGGCCTCCAACATTTCGTCAGGGGTCATCACCAACGTGTCCGGATCGATCCAACCAATCAGGCTGGCAAGCTGCTCAGCCGAATCCTGCCCGATCGTGAAATGACCGAACCACTCGTCAACCTGCTGCCCCCGATACACAGACTCGCCGGGACGTTTCTTGAACCCAGTCATAGCGCACGTGTGCGTGCCCTCGTTATCGATCGGAGTGTAGTCCGGGATCAGAGACCACTCCACCTCGTTCGGAATATGATCATAGTTGGGTGTAGCCATCATGCGCCTCCAGTGCGCTCGGGGGTTTCCGTAATCATATCACCAACGGCCGATGCCCGGCACACGCCGACGGCCCTTCCGGTTCCGGCCAGCCAACTCCGCAATGTGCGCCTGCGCCCGCTCCTCCGGAGTAACCGGATCACGACGCCGCTCCACCCACGCCGGCAACGACTTCCACACCTGCACCGCATACCCCAACGCATCCACCTGATCATCATGCGTCGTGTTCGGAAACTTCGTCAACTCCGCCTCAAACTCGCGCAGCCACTCCGCATCCTTAGGAAACAACAACAACCCGTTGATGATCTCATACTGCACAGGCAACGCCCGAATAATCTTAGACGTATCCGCCTTCAACTTCTGAACAACCACCCCCGGCGCACCCGTGATACGCCTAATCAGGTTCGTGCCAAACGTCCGATCCTCAACATGCAACGCCTGCAAATCGTACTTCTTATACCAATCCAACACCAACTTCTCGTGATGCTCAGTCGTAATCCGCTCCCGCTCAATCGCCCTAACAAACGCACGTCGAGGGTTCTCTTTAGAAATATCCATCACCAACAACACCGTATAGTCGCTGCGTTTCGTGTCCGTACCCGCAACATCCAACGTCGCAAACCGGTAACACTCCGACTCCTCAACATGCTGCACCGCACCATGCTCATCCGTAGAAGTATAAATACCGCCAGACAACTCGTAGTACACGAACGGACGTTTGATGATGTTGCCCTCATCAAGAGACGGATTCCCCTGATACAAAGCCTCAAACCAAACCTTACCCTCCGCCGAATTATCCCGAGTCTCCCGCAACTCCGCAGCAGAAAACCGGGCCGGACACAACGCCTCACCCGGAGCCCGCCCCAACGGGCACGGCCGATCCTCCACCGCCAACGCCGGCAAATTCAACACAGCCCACCTATCACCAAACGCAGGCTCCTCCGGCACCAGCTGCCCATGCAAATCCTGCTCATGCCAACGAGTAGACATCAACACCACCCGCCCCGGCGAACCATCCGCCCACGGCTCCCGCCGAGTAAACAACGTCGAATGCCACCAATCCAACAACTTATCCCGCTCAATCTGAGACATCGCCTGCTCAGAGTTCTTGATCGGATCATCAACAACAATCAAATGACCACCCGAACCAGTCAACGGGCCACCCGCACCCGCACACTTCATCATCCCCCTATGACCCTCAACATCAAACTGCATCTTAGACGCAGCCTTCCCGCCCGTCACCTCAATACCAAACTCCGGATGATCACAAATATGATCCCGAACCTTGCCACCCCAAGACGCAGCAAACGTCGCCTCATACGACGCCAACAAACACCCGTACTCCGGATAATTAGACAAAAACCACGCAGGCAAATGCTCCGAAACCAAAAAAGACTTCCCATGCCGAGGCGGCATAGAAATCCCCAAATTGAACACAGGACGATCACCCCGAACCGGATGCACCAGAATAGGACGCCCCTCCTCATCAACCTCCCCATCCGCAGAAGGAACCGCCGTAGGACCCGGCCCATCAAAATAAAGCCGCCCCTCCAACAACGCCATCAACCAAACATTCAACAACGCAACATGCGCATACCGCTTAGCGCCAGACACCGACTCCGCATAATCCAACGGAGACAACAACTGCCCATGCAACTCCAACGCACGCGCATACAACGCCACCTCCTCCGGCTTAGCAACCGCCAAATGCTCCTCCGGAATAGCAAGAATAGACGCCCTAGCTGCTGGGTCCATCACCCTCAACCTTCACCCGCTCCGGACAATGCAACGTCCAATGCGCAGACGAACCACACAAAGAACACGCCCCAGCAGACGAAAACCCAAACCGATACCTATGACCCCGCTCAGAATCACTCACCAGAAATCTCCCTCACCTCAACATCAATAACATCATCCGCACTCAACCGGGCTGTCCGCCGCGCCAACTCAGCCTGCAACTCCGCAACCCGAGCCAACGCCTCCGCCTGCCCCAACGCCAACGCATCCGGCGTAGCATCAATCTCAACCTGCTTCTTCTCCCCATACGTAGACCGGTCATGCGCCTGCAACCACAACTTGATCGCCCCCAAATCCCCCTCCAACGCCATATCCCTCAACACCTTCTCAACGCCCTCCCGGGCCTCCGCCAACGCCCGAGACTCCTCAGCCCTAAACTCGTCATCGTCAGCCCTACGACGCTCAACCGTACGGTAAGACACCCCCACCTTGCGGGCCGCCTCGAACTTCAGGTTCCCACGACGCAAATGGTCTAGGTACTGTTTACGGGCCTCGGCCGTGAACTTTGTGTTGCCGTGGGGTTTCTCGGGGGATTTAGGCATGATGCCACTCTACCACACCACATGATGTTATACGATGTTATACGCATGAGGTAGTACGACAAATTACGTGTGCGGTGGCTTGAGGGGGGAGGGGGGCGGCACCAAGGG